AATATCATGAAGTTACTCCAACTTTTTTTATCCGATTCATCCAACTTATCCCAATACTTTTTATCTTGAGTTTGAGTAATCATTTTTATGTGGTCAAACAATGTTGTCGGCATTACAATAATGAATTTATTTCAATCAAACATCCTGCCATAGCGATTTCTTTATCTATGGAATGGAAATGGTTGGTTTGTCCTTGTGATAATACTAGAATAACATTAGCTGTATTATTAGGTGCGTACTCATCTACCTTATCGTACAATAGAGTAAATAATTCAGTAAAATCGGTCACTCTACTATCAATCAAAGTTTGTCTCAATTTCATATAACGATTTCTTACATCATCTTTAGATTTAAGAATATCCAAAATTTTCATTTTGTAATCGTTTTCCAATAGATTTTGGACATCTACTTTAAGAACTCCTTTATTAGAATTCAATTGGCAAGTATTGATAATCTTACGAATATCAGGATAACCAGCATCAATGATTGGAACTAAATCTTTTGGTTCAAACTTTACTTCCTCGCCATTCAAAATTTTTGAAATTTGAATTGCAACATCTTTTTTAGTTGGAGGTACGATTTGGAAAGTTTGACAACGTGATTGAATTGGTTCAATTACTTTTTCTACATAATTACAAGTTAGAATAAACCTGCAATGTTTAGAAAATGTTTCCATCAAGTTACGAAGAATTGCTTGAGCATTCTGAGACATATAATCAAACTCATCAAGAATGACAATTTTCATTGGTTTGAATCCAATAGTTGATGCGAAACCCTTTACTTTATTTCTAACCATATCCACATTGTTTTCATCCGATGCGTTGATGATAATGTGGTCACATTCAATAGAATTTACTATTAGTTTAGCAAGTGTGGTTTTACCAGTACCTGCTCTACCATAAAGAAGTAGATGGGGAACATCACCATTTTCAATGTAACCTTTTACCTTTTCTTTTAAGTGCTCGTTCCCCACATAGTTTTCCAATATACTTGGCCGGTATTTTTCTACCCACAAACTATTATCTACTTTCTTATTATCGTTATTATCTGAAAAGAATGCCATTTTAATTATTTTTTATGAAATACAAATATAGGTTCGAATTTGTATGCTTTACCATTATGTTCTACTGAATTTTTAATACCCGATTTTGATGGATCTAATCCAACCATTCGGGTCATCAACATTTTTAACTTACCTTTATATTCACATCCGAGTTCTTCTAATATTTTTCGTGAATCACCCTCCAAATCAAAATAAGTATCTTTACCAATTTTTATTGATGCAATGTTCCAAAGAATGTATCTATCATTTTTAAGATACTCATAAATGGTGGTTAAGGTTGGACGTAAGAAGTTTTCTCTCCAGTCCTCATACTCACCATAGGCTTTGAATGATTGTTTCTCATCTTGGGAATATTGTTCTCTGTTAAAGTATGGAGGTGATGTAAACGATAAATCAAACTTACCTTTGTACTTTTGGAACTTTGGGTTATGTTGAATTAGTTCAGAACCATCTTGGAATAACTCATAAGTGTTTCCTTGTTTTTTTACATCAAAGAATTTAACTAATGAATCTGAAAAATCATCTACACACTTTTTGTTGTAAAAATCCGCAACATACTCATAACGAGATATACCAAGTTCGGGTATAAAGTTATCAGGATTTGGGTCAGTCCCCACATAATGAGTTTTCTTTCTACTACTCATTGCACCAAGTATTCTACCACCCCATCCCGAAGATGAATCATAAATCACTAATGGTTCATCTTGTTGGATATGATTAGTATAATTTTCGTAAATCCATTTTGCAGTTAATGCAGGAAAATTCACTGCAGGTTGTCCACATGATAATCGGAATACTTGAAGAATCTTTGGAAAAATACCATCGGTTTTATCATACCAACGAATTAAGTAGTGATAATTTTTACGAGTACCATCTGCCAATTCATAATAATCAGGAACATCACCCACATTAGCAAGTTGGGTTTGATTTAAATAACCTCCATCTCTTAACTCTCTAACTTGAGTCCCTGATAAATAAAGATTACCGAATCCAACATACTCTGCGTTGAAAGTACCGTAATTACCCAATGTCTCTTCTTTTACTCTTGCAAGGACAATATCTGAATTACCCCACTCACCATTAAAGATTTTACCTTCGTGTGCTTCTTTAATAAAAGTATAACCATCTTGTCCATCCCAAAAAGGATTTTCATCTTTCTTGTTGATAATGGAACGAGACCACGAGTACATAGAATCTCTCTTCACTGCCCTTCTCATAATCTTGACGAAAGTTTCTTCAAGTTCAGGGTCAGCAAAATGGTCATAGATACTCAACCCACCATCGGCAGCTTTACCAATAGAGATTTTAGTTTTCAACATGGTTGGAAAAAATTGATTTACAACCGATGCATCTTTATTGAAGTTTTGGATAATACCTAATGATTCAGTATCACCACTCAAATCTTTTTCCCAATACTCTGCAGGGTTTGATTTAAGTTTCTTGAATGAATCAATAATACCTTCTTCATCCCTGCCAATTACTGGTGGAGTACCACTTACATCCCATTGTTCAGTCACTTCTTTACGAAGAAGTTTAGCCCAAGACACAAACTCATCATCGGTCATTTCTAACAACCGATGATAAGTAGTGTTGGATTTAAACTCAGAAAATTTACTTCGTTCGTAAAAGTACTTCATTAGGATTGAATTTCCACGAGATAGTAATCAGAAGTGTATTGGTCAATTTCAAAGTGGATATGAGAAAGACCTTGTGTTGAAATATTTAGGGTTGCATCAGATGCTTCTTTGTTTGCAACAAGAATTTCTTTAAGATAAGTTGCTGAGAAAGAAATTGGTTCTACATCACCATTACACTCACAATCTACATCAATTGAAATTCGGTTAGTGTTGATGTTAGAATGACCTAAGATAATCTGTCCCTTACCACCCTTACAAGTAAAAGTAAAGTTGTTCTCGTCAGCAAGAGCACCCTTTGCTCTGATAAAAGTATTGATGAAAGTTGAATCCAATTTAATCTTTACATCAAAGTTTGGAAGTTGTTTCAAATCAGGTACATTTGGAATAACCGAAAGGTCTGCCAACATATAATTTACCGAAGTTGATTTATCTTTGAACTTCAAAGAAACTGCCTTACCTTCAATATCTTGGATTGCGAAATCTACACCATCATCAAGAACTGATAACATTTTGGTTAGTTTTGTGGTATCATACACACCCAAAGTTGCATTTGAACCATCAAATTCTTTCATACTTACCGAACCCAAAACTGATTTGTCATCGGAGATAAAAGCTGTTGAAAGAGAACCATCTTTTGATTCCCATTTTACTGATTCTACCAAACCAGCAAGAGTGTACTTTTGTACGAAACGATTTAATTTTTGTTTTTCCATTATTAGTTTATTTTAAATTTATACAAAGATACGAAAAAAATTTGAGCATACCAAAACTTTTTTCATTTATAATTTTACATCATTTGAGGAATCATCGGAAATTGTGGTTTTTCCTCTGGTTTATCCACTACCATACACTCTGTTGTAAGAATCATACCTACCACCGAGGTTGCGTTTTGAATTGCTTCTCTTGTCACCTTCTTCGGGTCAATAATACCATTTTGGAACATATCTACGAATTGACACGATTTAGCATCATAACCTATATTTTCATTACCATCAAATGTAAATTGAGTAAATAATCCTTCAATAATAAAATCGGTATTTAATCCGGCATTATCCAAAATTTGTCTAATTGGTGCCAGTACTGCAAATCTAATTACTTTAACACCATTCAATTCAGCAGGACTCAACCCTCCCTTATCAATCAGTTCTTGAAGTTTATCAATAGTTTTTACTAGAGCAACTCCTCCACCTACTACAATACCTTCTGCAATTGCAGCTCGAGTTGCTTGAAGGGCATCATCTACTCTATCTTTCTTTTCTTTCAATTCAACTTCCGAACCAGCACCGATGTAAAGAACTGCAACTCCACCTGATAACTTAGCCAATCTTTCTTGAAGTTTTTCTCTATCGTAATCTGAAGTTGTGTTTTCAATTTCAGTTTTGATTTGTCCAATTCGTTGTGAAATGTTTTCAGTAGAACCCGAACCATTTACAATAGTGGTGGAATCTTTTCCTACGGTCACTTTCTCTGCAGTACCCAAATCATCCAAAGTCACTTCACTCAACTTATACCCAGTTTCGGGAGTGATAAAAGTTCCACCAGTTAGGATTGCAATATCCTCCAACATAGCCTTCTTTCTATCCCCAAATGCAGGTGCTTTAACACACACCGTACTCAACAACCCTCGTAGTTTATTTACTACCAAAGTTCCCAAGATTTCAGCATCTACATCATCAGCGATAATTAGGAGAGAACGAGATTGCTGTGAGATTCCTTCCAATAGTGGGAGAATATCATTCATGTTAGAAATTCTACCATCATAAGTTAAGATGTAGGGATTTTCCAACACTGCAGTCATTTTATCGGTATTAGTGATGAAATGTGATGACATATACCCTTTATCAAACTGCATACCTTCTACCAACTCCATAGAGGTTTCTAACCCCTTGGATTCTTCTACGGTGATTACACCATCGGTACCAACTTTTTCAAATGCATCTGCAATCAGGTCCCCAATAGTAGAATCATTATTTGCTGAGATTGTTGCTACTTGTTTGATTTTTTCTTTATTGGAACCAACCACCACTGCTTGTCTTTCCAATTCTTCTACCACAACTTTAATTGCTTTATCCATACCTCTTTTAAGGTAGATTGGATTAGTTCCTTCATTGACGAACTCAAACCCTTTCTTTGCAATTGCTTGTGCGAGAACGGTTGCAGTGGTAGTACCATCACCTGCAGAATCTGCAGTTTTTTGGGATACTTCTTTTACGAGTTGAGCACCCATGTTTTCAAATACATCTTCTAATTCAATTTCTTTTGCTACCGATACACCATCTTTAGTGATATGTGGTGAACCTGCCTTTTTTTGAAGGAGTACATTTCTACCTGCGGGACCAAGAGTGACCTTTACTGCATCAGCAAGAGTATCTAATCCTTTTTTAAGTGATTCTCTTGCTTCGGAATCAAATTTTAATTGTTTTGCCATAACTTATTTTTTATATCTTTTTTCTAATTTTTGTAATTCATCTTCATCCAAATCTTCTTCATCATCTAATGAAAATTCAATTTCATCAGTATAAACATTTTCATCATCATGATGAAACATATCATCACATTCACAATCAACACAATCATCAATCATTTCTCGTGCTTCATCTTCATCTTCAGCCAAAACACTCACAGTCCAAGCTGTAACTAATGTTCGTTCTCCAACGAATGTAAATTTTTTCTTTGTCATAACTTTTTTTTAATTTATTTATTTACTTGTGTATTACATATACTATTCCATATAGGTAGATACTGACATATTGTCAGATTGTTTTACAAAGATACGAAAAATATTTGAATAATCCAAATCAGAAAGAAAAAAACTTTTCTGCAGTGCGCTGTTCTGATACAACATCACCCCAACCAACGGCTGTAAAGAAATCTTGTAATTTACCTTTCAATTCTGCCTCAAAAATTCTACTATGATCAACATAAGTAGCGATAAAATCTACAATCTCGGGTGGGTCCTGATACCCAGTAAATGCTAGACCATCCAACCCCAAAGGGTTATTTTTAAGATATACCCACTTCACTTTGTCACCATTACCCATAGGAGAGTATTTAAAAGGAGCATCAAAATGTTTTAAACAATCATTATACGCAATTGCTGCCTTAACATGAGCAGGAGTTCCTTTCTCAACTTGGAAAGGTTGTCTTTTTTTACCCATGTATTTTGTCAGTTCTTTTACTGCTGAGTTTTTGGCAATATCCTTGATTTCGTATTCGGTCATTTTCTTTTTGAACGCAAGAACTTTATCGGAAATTTCGGTTTCGGTTTCACCTCGTAGAATGGAAATAAGAACCTCTGCCATGATATCTTGGAATGCCTTGGGGAATGATGACCTTTTAACATCTAACCCCTTAACATCCAACTTATCCATCGGAACACCATTATTCATGATAATCCATTGAGCATATCTTTTCTTTGCAACCCAAAGACCTGATTTTGCTACAAATTCCTTTTTGATTTCAAAACGGTGTTTATCTGCTGGAACATTAAATACTTTTACCGAAAGTATATTGTAAAAATTGTTTAAGTAATCTTGAACTTCTCCTGCAATACCATCAACATAACCTGCGATTGTATCTTGTTCTTCGTTTTTCCAATTTGGAAATCTCTTATCCATCAAGGGAACTGCAGAAAAGAACACAGAATCAGTATCAATATAAATGTTGGAATCTACATCCTTCGTACCCAACTCCTTGTTATACTTGATATTTGCCATATCAGCAGTAGATTTAATAACTGTTTGGCCAGTAAGTGTTACTGCTTCTGCGTTATCAATATCATAGAATCTAAAGGCCGGTAATCCTAATACTCCATATAGAGAGTTCAACAAAATCTTTTGAACCAATTGTCTCTTAGCATAGAAAGCGTATTTTTCCATATCACCTTCTTTACCATATTTCTTTTCTAACTTTCTGAATTCGACTCGTTGGTTGAACCACAAATCAAGAATACCTGGAATACATCCAACCTTATCTGAAGAATAAAGAACTCCATTTGATGCAATTCTATATTCTGATTCATTTAGATACTTTCGTAGATTTTCTTTACTAATTCTTTCTTCACCAAGTTGGTAATAATCCACTTCACCTTTCACGAATTTATTTGCATCCCAATTTTGAATCTTACCCATTTTGGTTTCGGGGGAGATATTCAATGTCATAATGATGGATGGATATAGGGATGTTAAATCCAAATCGTAAATCCAATCGTATTTACCCACAATCGGGTCTTTCACATACGCACCGATAAACTTTTCTTCTCCGGCTTCATTCAATGCAGCCATCTTTTCTCTTCTATCCGCAGGTTTGTTTGGAGCTACCAAATTATTTCTACGAAGATATGTCAACATTGCACCTTCCAAATACTTGGAGGAGTAAACGAAGTCTTCATAAGGGACGTGCCCTGCGTGACAGATACCTCTACATAAATCAATAAATTGTAGTTTCTTATCAAATCCTACTACCAACTCAACATCCACCAAGTTATATTCAATAAACTTTTGAATATCATCTCTGAATAATTGGTCTAGATTTCCTTGATATTCTACCTTACCTCTACCCAATTCAATTTGAGCAACAGTATCCAATCGGTAGTTTGGTAATTCACCATAGTTGTATTTCTTATACAATTCAATATAATCCAAATAAGAAACACCAGCCATGAAGTATCTCTTACGATATGGAGACCAAAAACATTCTCCAATAGGAGATAATCTATTTGCGTGTTTTTCTCCCAATAACCTTTTAATTCGGTTATACAACATCGGGGTATCAAAGTAATCTATGTTCCAACCAGTGACGATTGATGGGTTGATGTATTCGTATAAATCTAAATACTTTAACAACATATCCCTTTCATCTACAAAAGGAATAACAATTGCTTTATCAGTTTTTTTCTCCACCATCTTTCTACTCTTATCCATAACCAATACCCAATACTGGTCAGTAGCAGAATCGTGTAAAGCGATTGATGTGAGTTCGTTCTTTGCCTCTTCGGGGTTAGGTAGTCCTGATTCCATCTCACACTCAATATCGTATGTAAGAATCACATGAGCGGTTGATGGGTCATCTGAATCGGAGTATAGATCTACTAATGCACGGGTTGTCTCGGGAACATCTGATTCAAACAATTCAGGGTCATCCTTGGTAAATTTGTATATTTTTGTCAATCTATCTCCATAGATAGATTCATATTCACCTTTTTGTGCTCGTTCGTATGCATATCGAGTATAAGGAAATGACCTATATCCTAATTTATCATCCCAAAGATGTATCAAGTTTTTTTCTCGTTGATAATATATGTTTTGATATGCCATTATTTAATATTTAAAGATTTTCTATACGAACCACCGATGTTCCAAAAAAGGATTTTTCCATCAAGTTTTTCTATATTTTGTTCTAACCAATACCACATTTTTCTTTCCCAAAATTCATTCATATCAAATGGATAATCAGTTATATTATCCATAAAATCATCAAATGCAAATTCTGATTTGTAAATATGAATGTTATTTAAATCACCTGCTTTGTTTTCATTTAAAATCTTTTTAGTAGATTCTATTGATGACATTGTAATTGTATGAACCTGTCTTTTATTTTTAAGAATATCTTGCCATGAAGTATATTGTAAAAATTCTCTAATCAATCCCGATGCAGTTACTCCACTACCTATTGATACAACCAAATGGTCAAAATCTTGTTCTGCCAAAACTTCTTTCATTCTATCCTGCATATAGTTTACATAAGTAGGGTGATTAAAAGCATAAGGTAATTGTTGCCAACCATTTTTTTGAGCAATACCACCTAATTTATTTTCAAGTAGTTTCATCATATTTGGTTTCAGAGGATTCAACTTTGCCCCATTACCACGAATGATTTCTAAAATCTCGGGTGGATATGATTTGGAATCGGGATATGAAGAAATAAATTCAATACCATATTCTTGACATAATCTTGATAAAACCCACCCTGTCCAACTTCCATATACTGAAAGGTGGGTTAGTGGTTTGGATTTATCTATTGCATCAGATTCTAAAATTCTTCGGATACCTTCAATCTTTGCCCATCTTGGATAGTTTACACCATCTCCAACAAGGTCATCTCTTTTCACATAAACCTTTTTATTTTTTAAAAAGTATTCTTCTATTGGAGTTTGGATTACAGCCATTTGTAGATTCCTAAATTTTTATTTGTAATTTCTTCTCTCAACTTTTTGTGAGAGAATCCATGTATCTTTTGGAAATTATCACCAATGACATGAATCATATTTTTTCTATTATTAAAGTTTATACTTTTATCATTCAAAATAATATGTTCTATGTATTGTTTAAAGTTAGTTCCTTTTTGGAATGCCCTTTTTTCTTGGTCAAGAATTTCATTTGGTAATTTACCTCTAAATGCATCTGCTAGTGGTAATTTCCATTGGTTACCCTTAGCTAAATATTCATCGGTAAGATTAGTAGTATAATCCAAAAAATCAGTATCAAAGAATGGACATCTCAATTCTATTGTACCATAATTCATAAAGATAGTATTACCTCTCAACAAATTACCATAGTGTTGTTTTTCAAATAATTTTTTACGAACATCACTCCAATCAGGTTTTTTACTGAACATCCTAAATGTACCATACGAACCATATGATTCATCCGAACCCTCACCACTAAATGCTACTTTGATTCCATCTTTAGCCATTTCTTCTGCAATGAATGATTGTAGGATTCCTACTTCCATTTGGACAGTTGATGGATATTCAATTACTCGGATAGATTCTAAGAATCTTTGTTTAATAATTTCTTCATCTCTCGGTACAAATACTTCTACTAACTCCACTCCTATTGCCTTTGCACATACTCTTGCTTTTTGTAAATCTTTTGATTCTTGGTCAAACGCAATGGTATATGCTTTTATATTTGGAATTCGTTGTGCAAGTAAGTAAGTAATAATTGCAGAATCAATTCCACCACTTAAAGATGTTGCAATAGGTACATCAGATAATAATCTCTTATCTACTGCTCTTTCTAAAAGTTTGAATGTGGTTTCACCAACTTCTTCATGAGATGTTGCGTTAGTTGGTTCTGATGAAAATTGAAAATAAAAATTTGGTTCTATTTTAATCTTATCAGTATCCAAATCAATTTCTACAAGTGAATTTTTCGGTACAATTTGTATATCATCAATACCTTCTTGTGTCAAGATAGATTTTATTTCACTTGCAATTATATACTTGTTGGTATTATGTATGTATAAGGGTATTTTACCCACCCAGTCACGAGATAATACCAATTTGTTATGATGATATATAACAAACGAAAACATACCTTCTAATCTCTTTAATTCACCTTCTTTGTAAAGAAACAATATAATTTCTGAATCTGAATTTGATTTGAATGTATATCCTCTTTTTTCGTATTCTTTTCGTAATTGTGGGTAGTTCCAAATTTCACCATTTACTATCAAGTGAATATCACCAAAAGTCATAGGTTGATTACCTAATGGTGAAATATCGTTAATTGATAAACGATTGTGTCCTAAATGAATTGTTTTATTTTTGTAAGTAAATTCTTTTATACCA